ATCAACCTCCTTGTCGATCAGGCGCTCCATCGCCTCTGCGTGTTCACGCCATCCCGCCTGTGTTCGAGCAAGCGGATTGAGTGCCTTTGTGCCTTCCGGTTCGGCTTCGCTCCGGTCGGCTTCTAAAAACCCACGAAGGGCGGTCTGAATACCTCGTCCAGATCAGCGCCTGTTGCCAGACGCTCTCGGATGATGTCAGCCTCGTAGTCAGCCAGAGCGTCCGGCGTAAACTTCACGTCCCGTCCTTTGCGGTTGATCTTGGTGCGCCACCGCTGAATGTCGAGGTTCTTGGTATCAGATACGGTATCAGCCGAGCGGACTTCCTGCGGCTGTTCTGCGACTACGTCCTGTCCCTGTATCGGCTCGTACCCAAGCAACTCGCGCCCCTCGTTGACGGACAGCACCGGACCGCCTACAGCAAGAGCGATTGCCTGCGCCTTCTCCAACTCGCTCTGCTGCATGACCTCCGTCTTGTGCGGCTCAAACTCCAAGTGGTAGCCGAGCGGCATCAGCAGTTGCTGGTTGATAGCGTTGGCGAGTAGCCGCGCCTGCGGCACTACCGTGTTTGCCATGAACGCCAACTGGTCCGATTTGGCTGTGGCGTAGTTGGCAGCGTTAGACATGACGAGCGAGTGCGGTACGCCGAGCGTCGATGCAATGGCTTCCCGTGCGTCCCGCGTAATTACATCGCTGTGCAGGTCGGACAGGTCAGAACCCACCTCCTGCGCTGATAGCCCTTGCATGACCATCGGGTCATCGGGCGTTGGCTTTGTGCCGAGGATGTTGCGGCGTACCCACCGCTGCCACCTCTTGACCGTCAACTCGTCCGGCTGACGTGCGTCCTTGTCGGCAACCCAGACAGTCTTTTTGACCAGTCCTGATCGTAATTGACCACTCGTGTACTCAGCAAGGTCATGCAGGATCTGGCTGTGCATATTCGCCGAGCGAGCGTCTGCCGATCCCGGTCCCTGCTCTACAAAGGGCGAAGGCTGAAACGTGCCGAGGATGCGAGTGCGTGGTACCTGAAACTTGCGCTCGTTGGCTGACCGCTCATAATAACGGAAGTTGCCGCGCTCGTCGGGTCCGTACTTGCCATCCTCGAAGTTGGGCTTGATGCTTGTCGGGTTGATCCACGACAGCCCGTCCGCTTTGGTGATGATGCCATCTTTGTTGAACGTGCCTTCCTTCATCGCGTAGGCTGCACCAACAAGGGCAAGCGATGCCTCCGCTCGGTACAGGTAGTCGAACAGGTCAAGCCACGCCAGTTCCTCGGGTGCTTCCTCGCCTGCCTTCCATACCACGTTGGTCATGTCACCCTTGTGAACGACAAAGGGCAAGGCTGCAATCGCCTTTGCCCTAACGTCTACACACCGCCTCGTCCAGCCCTCGTCTGTCCATGCTACCGCCGGGGACATCTTGGCAACGTGTTCGTGACCGTGAAGGTTGAAGATGTTCAGCCATTCTGGATCATTAAGGCTCACGCCCTTTGTAGATGACCCCAGTACGTAAAAATCGGGCTTCGGCATTACCAGACTCCCCAAGTGTTAGTTGCGCCTTTCAGGTGCGTATAGATGGCATACCGCATGGCATCAACGGCGTGGTCGTGCCGCTTTAGAGGAACGTCCTTCAGTTCTCCTGACTTCCGGTCCTCGTCCCATCGGTATTCCCGTAGTTCGTTTTGTAAGTTTTGCGACCCTGCATGGACGTTGACGTTATAACGTTTTACAAAGTCGATACCATCTTTCACGCTCTTGTCGGCTTTATACGCCTGCAATCCTTCGCGGATCAATTCTTCGATCCGGTCCGGTTCGGCTGCATCGCAGTAGATTGGCAGGTTTTTATTACTGACCGCTTTCTTTAACTCAGCAATTAGATCAGAGTTTGTTAGACCGCTCTGATAAATTACCTCACGGACGTAGACATCGGGATCTGTAACGGTCACGGCTACCACGGCAGACGGGCTGTTGTAGCCAAAGTCGATGCCGTAGAAGTCCGGCTCGCGGTTTTCGTTGTACGTTTTCCAATTAGGAAAGATAACACCTTTGAGCGCTTCTCCCCATTCCCCGCGCTCGTAGATGGCTCTCAGATCCTCTGGCAGCGACTTGAGAACGTCGATGTACTGCTTGTCGAGGAATGCGTTGTCTCGCCACGTGGTCCGCAGGACGAAGATGTCAGGGTTTTCGTCGAGCCACCGCCGCACCCAGAGGCGTGAATCGGTCGGGTTGAGCGTCAGCGTTACCTGCTTATAGGTCGGCACATCGCCACGCAGTCGGAGGTCCACTTGTCGGAAAGCATCTTCCTTGACCTCGCTTGCTTCTTCGATCCATACGGACGTGATGCCTGCTATGGACTTCAGTTTCTCCGGGTCATCAAGTCCTGCGTGGATGATCTGCGCCCCGTTCGGAAAGGTGATCGACAGGTCGGATCGGTTGGCAGTCACCTCTACGCCAAAAGCCGAAGCCACCTCGATGAGCAGACGGAAGGTTGACTCTCGGCAGGTGCGGTATACGTTACGGATGACCAGTATCCGCTCGCGCTTATTCTGTACGCAGCGGTAAACGAGTTTCTGTGCTACCGTGTAGGACTTACCAGATCCCGCGCCGCCAAACAGTACCGCGTATCTGTCCTCGCTTTTGAGGTAGCCAGAGTAGCGGCTGTTGTACTGGATCTGATCGCCAGACATCAATCATCGTGGTCGGCATCGACCGGAACGAAGTTGATCTGTAAGGGCTGACCGCCGGAGGTGATGTCGATGGTATTGTTTTCCGACCAACCCATCTTCACCCTGCTGTAATACCGTGCGGTCTGAAACCATGATGGGTGCGTTGGGTCCATCGCTACCGTGGCGATGCAGTCCTGCACCTCGTCGGCGATCTGGTCTTTCAGGGCATTGTAGACCGTCTTGACCGTTTCACTCTCGTCCATTCGGCGGTAGATGCTGCTACGATGGTATCCCAGATCCTCGGCTACACGAGTAATGATACCCTTGTGCCTTACGAGTGCGGCTATAATCTCGTCGTCGGTATGTTGCTTCTTGTTCACGCGCGTGAGCGTCTCGTTTTAGTCCTCTGGTATACAATGGAAAAACAGAGCGCGGAAGGCGTCCATGTCGATCTTCGTGCCGGGGCAGGTTTTCTTTGCTCCTGTCTCTCGGTGTCCGAGGATGTTGTGCGGCGCTATGCCGTACGCATCGGATAGACGATCACACAGACGGACAGCACACAAGACCTGCGGCAGCGTCCACATCTCGTGGTCTCCGTGACCCTCGAAGGCGATGCCTATGCTTCGGTTGTTGTATCCGAGAGCGTGAGCGCCTTGCTCGTCCTCTGCCCTTCCTGTTTCGAGCGCACCGCTCCTACGTATCAGGTAGTGATACCCAACGTCAGACCATCCCTTGTCGAGATGCCAACGCCGGACCCGATCAATACCTGCCTCACCATCAAAGGCGAGCGTGTGCAGGATGATGTACTCGGGAGCGTTCATCCTTGCTCGGCTTCCTTTTCGGGCTTGCCTTCTGGAATCAGCATGGCAGCAACGGCAGCAAGTGCGGTAACGGCTTCCCAGATTACCTGCAAGTCCTCAACGCCAATCGGCAAGAACTGGGCGATGATGGCAAGACCTGCCCATGTAGATGCTTCCTTTAGGCGATCCAGTAGTTTCTTAATCATCGGAGTTAGTACAGTTGGTGGTACAAGTGCCGGAACGGGTATCTGCTCCGGCGGGTGTGGCTTTATCTTTTCCATGTCAATATAACGCGGAAGCGGTTATCGATGTTCGTGCCTGTTGCGTAGCCTATAACCGAGCCTGCTTGTGCATCGCGGCGTCTGGGCTTTCTGGTTGCGGTCGTAATAGGACCACCAATGGTCGGACACGTCCTCGACGTTAGGTACTGGCAGCGCCTCGCCGGGTCTTGCCGCATCTCCGAGTTCGGAGCGAGCCTTGTTCTCAGAGCGCACCACGGCGTTCTGCTCGTAGCCGCCTTCGCGGTTGATGCAGATAAGTTCGAAGTCCTCGGGAGCGAGGTCGTAGAAGGCTATCCACTCGTCGCGTTGGTGTTGGCTAATAGGAAGCCCATGAAGTTTTCCAGAGCGCAGAGCGCGCTCCCTACGGGCTTTTATGGACTGCTCCCATTGGGCGATGGACATCCCGGTAATCTTGTGGCAGAGCATCTCTGCGTTATATGCTAACGTCGAAGAGGTCAATAATCTTGGTGTTGTGTAGTTGCGCCTTCTCCTTTGCCCATTCTCTTTCTCTACGGTCGGCGCAGCGGGTCAGGTAGTTCGTTCGAAAGTCCTCCATGTTCTCGCGTCCCTCGAAGGACAGACCGTGGTCGAACCAGAAGTCGACGGCATCCTTGAACTCCTGCCCAGACCCCGGCTCGATGTTGCCGACCAAAGCCTCCTTTTCGTTGTACGTCAGCGTCCGCTTTAATCGCCTCTGGATGTATCCGATGGCTTTCGCGTCGATGCTGTTGGGGACAAGTGCCTTCATATCCTTTTTCAGAAAGTAGCCATTGTCAGCAGTACGGTATATCCTTCGCCTCGTGCCATGTTGGGCTTCTTTTTTGATTTGTTTTGTTCTGTCTCTCAGGATACGGTGTGCTAACCCTAAATGTCAAAAGGGTACAACAGGGGTTATATATAGAGCCGGAAGAACGCTGCCCCTGTGTGCTGTTCGGGATTCGTTGCCTGCAT